GTTCATTTTATATCACTGCCAAAAACAACATGCGAGATCATTCCATAGGAGCTCGCGGAACAGCATCACTTTACGCGGTATTTTCTAACAACGATCCTGAACATGATGTAATCACAGGCCTATATGATTTGTCACAGTCTGATAGAACGTTAGGGTTGATCCCAAGATTGAATGGTTATAATGCTCCTGGATTAGCCTACACTGGAACCAATACTGGCAGTACTGCTAGTATGTTTGGTAACTTGCCATTATACATTGGTGCCAGAGCAGGCACAAGTTTCTTCTTTACAGGCAACTTCTACGGAGCAGTAATTCGTGGAGCTACGTCAACACAGCTTGAAATATCACTGGCTGAAACTTGGACCGCATCCAAGCTATATTAATAGATAGATATTGTAATAAATATGATAAAGAGCATGGCAGGAGCATAAAGTGGCAATCGAAACAATCAATTTAGGCACACCCAACGCTAGAGATGGCGATACTGTTCGCGAAGCCTTCCGTAAGATCAACGGCAACTTTGTAGAGTTTGCCGCAGAGTTAGGTGGCATCAATAATGCCATCAATAATCTAATAACTGACGGCATAAATGCCAACATCGATCTAAGCGCAGTTAATCAAAATATTGTTCCATCAGAGGACAATATCTACACACTAGGTACACCAACTAAGCAGTGGAAAGATCTTTATGTTGGTCCTGGATCACTTTATGTTAGCGGCGTAAGATTTAGCGTAGATCCAGAAACTAACGGTTTATCTATTAGTAATAATGGTGCTCCAGTTAATCTAGCTGTTCAAGGAACTGTAAGTGCAATAAGCCCAACTTCAGGCGAATTAGTAGATTTAAATTCGTTACCTCCTGGCGGAGCAGTAGGACAGTATCTTTCAAAAGCATCAACAATAGATTTTGATGCAGAGTGGGTCGATCCTAATCTAGTAGTGCCGCCTGCTACAACTACTGCCCTTGGCGGCGTTATTGTCGGTGACAATATAAATGTTGCAGTTGATGGAACTGTCAGTGTTCCTGTAGCAACAACTAGCGTATTGGGTGTGGTAAAAGCTGGTACAAACGTCAATATTGACGAGTTTGGCTCGATCAGCGTAAGTAAAGGGGCTGGAATAAATACAGTGAAGGATATTCCAGATGTCAACACAACAGCGGGTGGTGCAACCCTTAGTGATGGCGCATTATTAGTTTATAATGCCAGCAATGAGAGATGGGATACATTACAGAATTTAAGATCCAATGAAATGGATGGTGGATTTTTCTAAAATACGGAGCGGTTAAATGGCTATTGAATCAAATATTATAAAGATTAAACGATCAGGTACTAGCGGCGCACCAGCATCGTTAAAGCTAGGTGAATTAGCCTACAGCTACTTAACTGCCAGTGGTAATCCAACTAGCAACGGCGGTGACAGGTTATTCATTGGAGCCAACGGTGTTAACGGTGTGTCTGGAAATGCCAATGACGTGATTGTTATTGGTGGTAAGTATTTTACAGACCTACTAGATCACGAACGTGGCATATTAACAGCCAGCTCAGCACTAATTGTTGATGGTAACAAAAAATTAGACGAACTCCTAGTTGATAACTTATCACTTAATGGCAATACACTAAGCACTACAGATACCAATGGCAACTTAACTCTTAGCCCAAATGGCACAGGACTAGTCAGTATTGCCGGTGCGTTTACTCTACCAAGAGTTGACGGTACAGCAGGATATGTATTAACTACTAATGGTTCTGGCGTAGTAAGTTGGGCGGCTGCAAGTTCAAGTTTATCCATTGCAGGCACTACAGGCACTGACAGTGTTAGCTTAATAAGCGATACACTGACATTTGCAGGAGCTACGACACCAGTTAGTATTGCTGTTACAAATAACACTGTAACCATTGCAGTTGCAGACGCTACAACAAGTGCAAAAGGTCTAGCTAGTTTTGATACTACAGACTTTACCGTAACCGCTGGCGCTGTTACAGTTAAAGAAGAACGTATTCAAGACATTGTTGGGGCAATGGTTAGCTCTAACAGCGAAAGCAATATTGGCATTACCTATGACGACACTAACGGCAAATTAGACTTTAGCGTAGCCACAGCAACCAGCTCAGTACTCGGTGTTGCTAGTTTTGACTCAACTGACTTTACAGTTACCGCTGGCGCTGTTACAGTTAAAGAAGAAAGAATACAAGACATTATTGGAGCAATGGTTAGCTCCAATAGCGAATCAAACGTCAGCATTACCTATGATGATCCAAACGGCAAATTAGACTTTAGCGTAGCCACTGCAACAAGCTCAACGCTTGGTGTTGCCACATTTAACACAGCTAGTTTCACAGTAACATCTGGTGATGTCACAATCAAATCAGCTGGTGTTACAAATGCACAGTTGGCCAACAGTACTATCAGTGGTGTTAGTCTAGGTAGTAATTTAACTGACTTAACTGCTGGTACTAACTTAGCATTTGATAGTGGCACTACCTACAACGGTGGCACAGCAAAGACTATTAGTTTAAGTAGTACTCTAACTAGTGTTAACAGCGTTAGTTCGAGTGCTGGTACCGGCGGTGTAACTTTAAATGCTAGTGGCGGTCATAGATACGAATTTAAAAATAACGGTACTGTAACATTTAACGGTGTTTACACATTCCCAGCAACAGCACCAGGCGGTGCAGGATATGTTCTAACAGACGCGGCAGGTAACGGTACATTAAGTTGGGCCGCACCAGCTTCAACATTAAACATTGCAGGAACTAGTGGTACTGACGGCATCAGCTTATTAACTGAAACGCTGACATTTGCTGGTGCTACAACACCGGTTAGTGTTGCTGTAACAGCCAATACAGTAACTATTGCAGTTGCAGATGCTACTGCAAGCACAAAGGGTCTAGCAAGTTTTAACACTACTGGATTTGTTGTAACTAGTGGTGATGTTGCTCTAAAAGGTAACGTTGTACAGGCATTTACTACCGATAGTGGTTCACTAACTGTTTCAAGTAATGCGGTTAGTATACTAGGTGGAGAAGGTATTGATGTAACACACTCTGGTACTACTATAACAGTAGCAGGTGAAGATGCTAGTACAAGTAATAAAGGTATAGCTAGTTTTGCAGATGCTAACTTTACAGTTAGTTCTGGAGCAGTTACTGCCAAGAGCATTACACTAGGTTCGTCAACTCTAAGTCTAGGTTCTACTACAACTAGTATTGCTGGTATTACTGAACTAACAGTTGACAACTTAAACATCAACGGCAACACAATAACTTCTACAAATAACGACGGGGACATTATCCTTAGTCCAAACGGTACTGGTAAAGTTGATGTTTCCGGAAGCATTATTACTGGATTAAATGAACCGGTAAATCCAACAGATGCGGCTACCAAATACTACGTTGACACAGTTGCACAGGGACTACACGTTCACGAAGCCGCACACGTGGCAACTACCGGCACATTGGCCGCGCTCTCTGGTGGTACTGTAACATACGATAACGGAACTGACGGTGTAGGTGCTACACTTACATTATCGTCTGGAATAACTGCTATCGATGGTCACACACTAACCAATGGTGATCGTATTCTTGTTAAGAATCAAGCAACTCAATCACACAACGGTATGTATGTTCGCACTAGTGCAACAGTACTTACTCGTGCATTAGACTTTGACACTGCGGCTGAAATAGGTGGTGGTGACTTTACATTCGTTGAGTTTGGTACTCTTTACGGTAAAACTGGTTGGGTACAGACTGTTGAAGTAAACACAGTTGGCTCAGATAACGTTATTTGGGAACAGTTTTCTGGACAAGGCTTGTATATTGCAGGTGATGGTCTAACACTCACTGGCAATATATTTAATGCAGTAGGTACTGCTGATAGAATTGCAGTAAGCACTGACAGCATTGACATAGCATCAACTTATGCGGGTCAAACTAGTATTACAACACTGGGTACTATTACAAGTGGTACTTGGTCAGCAAACACTATTGCCAGCAACAAGGGCGGTACAGGTTTTACCACATACGCCAAAGGTGATTTCCTTTACGCTAGTGCCGCAAATACTTTAAGTAAGTTAACAGCAGGAACTAACGGACAGACCCTACAGTTACAAGACGGCGTTCCTTATTGGGGCGATCTAGACGGCGGTACATACTAATGGCTTTAACTATTAATGCAGGCGTAACTATTAATGCTGGAGTAACCTTAAATGGGTTTACATCTGGCGGCGGTAACAGCATTGATGCATCTACACTGACTGTTAATAATGGTATTCATACTTATCTTGCTAGTACCTTATTTTTCTCTACTCAAGCAAAGGCTGACGAGTTCTATGCTGCCAATCCAACAGTATTTTACTATGTTCACTTTGATGGAACACAAACAAAGTTTGATGGCTGTACTCTTGGAGCAGTGACACAAAGCGGACCTTACTGGGGTGTAGCACCGAGCGGTGGGACTATAACTACCGGTACTTATTTGACTAACGCGACAAACTCAAGAATTTACTATAGTAATGTTTTTTCATTAGGCACTGACTTTACATTCACTATTCTTGGTGGCGGCGGCGACACTGGATATATTAGAGTAGAAAGTAATACTGGAGCTCCTAACTTTTCAGATGGACCTATCAGTACTAGGTTCTATAACTTTTTAACAACATTAACGGCCGGGACAAACTTTACAGTACGTGCTGTAGACGGCGGAACTACATATAATACAGTCTTGTCATTTACCAACTTTGCGGCACCAGGGACTGCAAATACTGGCAGAAATGATCTGTATTGGACTAAAGTTTCAGGCGATACACTACCGTTCAGCTACGGCGCAACTGAGTTAACTTTAACTTTTTAATCTAAGCTCAACCCTAATCCCTTTAAAACAATAAATACAGTGAGAGTATATACTCTTGTAAAAACCTCGCTATATAGCGGATTATAAAGGGATGCCACATGGCTACAGCGGCAAACGTCGTTAAACTCAAACGAAGTGCAGTTGCGGGCAGAGTACCAGCAACAGCAGACTTGGCACTAGGTGAATTAGCCTTAAACACCTATGACGGCAGAGTATACCTTAAGAAATCCGTAACCAGTGTAGAATCAATAGTAACCCTACAGCCATTCCCCACAGGCGGATCAAATGGTTATGTATTACAAACAGATGGCAGTGGTAATCTAAGTTGGGTAGAGCAAGCGGCAGCAACTACACCCTATCGACTACTTAACAACGGCTATTCAGCTACGCTAGATAGTGGCGGTACACTTACAGTAGATAACCTTACTGTACTAGCAGAAACTAATGTAACTACACAGAGCTTTGTAGTTACTAGTATTGGTAATTTACTATTATCAGAAGACGGTCAGGTACTTGAACTTCCTCCTGGACAAGACCCAATAACCACTGAAAACTATAACTCTGTAATCATTGGCGCAAACACAGGTAGTTTTTACTTTAAATCACAGGGCGTATTCCAACTGCCGCCCGACGGTGACATTATTGATGCTAATGGCAATAGTGTTTTATCTAGTATGGAAGGTGTTCGATACACTCTAGTGCAAAACTTAACTACCGAACAACAACAAACAGCTCGAACTAATATAGATGCAGTGGGACAAGAAGATATATTTGTAGCCGCTATTATAATGGGCTAAAACTAAAAGTAACATGTTATCAATAGCCGATAATAAGTTTGATCCAAACGGTTACTGGGATAGGCCGATAGAAAAACTACTTTACCAGCCTACAATAGAAGACTTGGATCTATTTGATCAAAACGGTTACGATCTTACTCCTCTAGAACAGCACTTTGCCTACGGCAATAGAACTAAACCTAGGAAGCACAGAGAACATTTACGAGCCCTTAAACAAGACTGGTTCACACAACCGCCCACTACAGAAGGCGCACATCTCAATCACAGTTTACTATTTGAACGCAAGGGCTACACAGGCGATGCCTTGAAAGAACTAGAATACTGGGCTCGTACATTACCCCTAATCAACAAGGTCATTGCACTACGTCCCAAGTGGGGATTAGACTTTAGTATGGACTATGCTGATCGTGAAGGCCGCGCTTTTGAAGTCCTACATTGGGAATGGGACAGCTTTGTCTACGAAGAAACAGAATGTATCCGTAAAACAATTGAACCCGTTCTAAAATCTATTGATTGGCGAGATGCGGCCAAGCAAATATTAGCACATAAGGAACAATGGTATCCCTTAGACTTCTTTGCCCAGAGTCAGTGGAAATGTAGATATTTTGGCATTCCTGAGGAGCGATTTAAAATGGTTGCCTGGCAATAAATAAAGTACTTACATTAAGGATACCAAATGAAAAAGTTTTTACTACTGTTATTAGCAGTACCCGTGTTAGCATTAGCACAGGGCAAGATGCCTGCTAAGTCAGCAACATATGATGCACAAGTTATTAGAGTGAGTGATGGCGACACGATTGTGATCGCCGCCCCCTTTCTCCCACTACCGCTCAAGCCCGAACTTGCTGTTAGAATCTACGGAGTCGACACGCCAG